TCATGTCAGCGTACTCGTCAATCACGACATACGCCAGACCCACACCTCGCATCGTATCTGGTCTATCAGACCCTTTTAGATAGATCTTCCTATCGTTTACTAGAGTTATTACCGCCGTATTCTCGTGAACAGTTTTGATAACTTCGTGTCCAAGCTCTTTAAGAACCGTCCACATAATGTCTTTAGCTTGCTGAAAAGTTGGGGCAACATAGAAGACATCCTTCTCTTTACTTTTTAAAGCCTCAATGATGAGGGTCCAAGCAGCAAGGCGAGACTTTCCAAATCTTCGTCCTGCAGCAACCACTTTAAAGCGATGATTATCATTAAATACTTCTGTCTGTTTAGGATGTAGTTCGACTCTAAGATTAGCCATTAATTGGTCTCCTTAGAGGCCCCTTCGGGGTCTACATCTATCACTTCATAGTCAATCTGCTCAGTTTCTCTTGCAGCTATCTGGGGTGTACCAGTGGTAACAATCTGTACCTGTATTGCGTTAGACCTGCCCTGTCCCTGCTTCTCAAAGTGACTAATCGGTAGCAGTCTGTCAATACACATCTTAAGACAGGCAACCTGATCCTTATCCTGATCATCCATCGCCTTCCTAAGTACAGTCTCAATTACTTTCTCGCCACTGGTGGACAGTAAACGAGCATAGAATTCTTTTATCCTAGCGGCCTCTCCGGGAGGTCTTCCTACAGCGTTACGACTCTTCTTGGCTTCAATGTCTGCCTTACGGGGTCTGCCGCGTTTCCTCTTTGAAGGGGACACAGACACATCAGACAGAGGTTCAGTGTTTGACACTAAATTCTCCTCTATATAGTTTTACATCGTTTGTTTTTGTATGTAGTAGGATATCAACTACTAAATAGAGACTAAAAGTGAATATTAATAATAATTATTATTAGATACCTGTTAACTTCAATTCACTTCTTAGGCGATCAACTGCTCAGATCTATATAGTTAGTTCTTGTTGTTTTTTTACTACAAGTATATTATAGCATATTTTTAGGGATTTGTCAAGTCATTTCTTCTTATCTGTCCCTCTTTAGGGCTTAGAGAGCACTGGTCAACTTGTCCCTTTTCTCTTTAGACGACCTGCTGGGTCTGCACAAACCTAAGTCATTGATTTATAAGGCAATTTCTATAGTGGTAATCCAGCCCTATTTCGTACTATTTAGGTCGTTTTTAGGCTATTTAATTCCTATTTTACCTTCTGTTGTGTGTTGTAGGGTCCGGCATTTTACAGGCATCGGCATAACCCCCTCCCCCGGTATGCATTTATCCATATATCTGCATAAGCACATATACATCTATACGCATATACCGATGTTGCACAGCAATATGGCATGATTCTTGCTAAGGCAAGGGCTGTGCCAATAGGATAGAGCTATTGAAACCTGGGCAGGATAAGTAAGAGGCTATTCAGCACCCTACAGCCACAACCCAATCACTCTAAAACCCTAGGGAGAGATGCACCAGATTAGGGCAAGAATTCTCTATTATGGTGCGATTATGCACCGATATAGGGAACAGGGACAGATAATTAGATGAGAACGATTCTTAATTAGAAAATAATATCGTTATAAATCAAGCACTTAGGGATTGTGTCTGATTCTGGAATGATTCTTGCATGGGTTTTGATGCTGTACTTCTTAAACCATTGGGAGATCTAACCATGTTAGTATTGGAATTGTTAGTCTGTGCTTTAGCTGTCGCTGTAATTGTTTTAGTGATGAACCCTTTAAACCTTAAATAGATCGGAGAAATAATCATGTCTTTATTACATGAGGGATCGTTAGTAGAGCTTTTGAAAAGTGCTGTATTTATAAGACCCGAAGATCGTAGATCTGCGCTCCAGACATGGATGCGGGATCGTATGGCTCCACGCCGTAGGTTCGGTAGAAATTGGGCGTTTGGCGCAAATTTTCTTGAAATGCGGCGTAGGGGCAAGGTCTTAGGACAGAAACTAGGCCAAGCGATTCGAGATAATGACATTGATGCGGCCTTAGAGCTTGTAAACGATTCAGTATTCAGACGATTCAGAAACAATGGGGATTTTTCGACTGTTTTAACTGAGGCTTTTCACGATCGGTTTCTTAATTGTGACGATTGCGGCGAAATTATGCACGCAGACGGGGATGACATTAGATGGGTTTATCACGACACGCCGATATGTCAGTCTTGCATTGATTGTGATTATCAATGGTCAGATCGAAATGATACTTTTGTCAGAAATTCAGACTATGAGAATCACGATGATTATTGCGAAGATGATGTTGGTGACGATTCACTTATTGGCGAATATCACTCATCTAACCCCAGACATATCCCATCAGATTATGACAAGCGAAAGCCCAAGGTATTAATCGGGTTAGAGCTTGAAGTGGAGATCAACGATAGAAATAATCGAGAGAGTAAAGCTCAAGAATTGATCGATGCGATCCAATGCCATACTGACAAAAAAGGGTTAGATCATCGCTATTGTCAATTGGAAAGAGATGGCTCACTAGATTATGGTTTTGAGATCGTTACAGGTTTTACGGGCTTAGATGTGCACCGAAAACAGCTTGAGTTTTTCAAGAATCAATGGTCGGGCGTGAGATCTCATAACACAAGCACTTGCGGTCTTCATGTGCATATCTGTAAAAGCGATATGACCCTATATCATGGAGCAAAATTGATTCTATTTATCAATGATGAGAAAAATCACTCACTGATAAAAGCCCTAGCTCGCAGGACAGAATCAGGGTATGCGAAGATCAAGAATAAAAAAGACAATATCGTCTGGCTCAAAAATGCGAGAGAAACTAGAAACCCGTTGAATAACCTTAATGCGGATCGTTATGAGGCGTTGAATTTTCAGAATCCTAATACGATCGAATTCAGACTATTCAAGGGCACTCTAAGATACGAAACGATCCAAGCTTGTCTGGAGTTTTCGTTTCTGTCATGGCACTTCACAAAAGACGCAAGCATAAAAGACCTCACTATTGCGAAATTTCTGGAATTCATCAATAAACCAGAAAACCGATTAGATTCGATTCATCTCAGATCGTATCTGGAGCAAAAAGGTTTTAATGTATTCGTTCCCAATAAAAAAACAGCTTAACTTTAATGGAGATCTAACTATGTGCTTATTAGTAACTCAGAATCAAAACAGCCCGGCATTATCAGATGATAGATTGGCCGATTTCTATTCTTATAATTCAGATGGCGTTGGCGTAATGTATTCAGAAAAAGGGATGCTAGTCATTGAAAAAGCTCTCCCGAAAAATGCCGATGAGTTTATTCATTTTTATCGTGCCCACATTCAAGGGAAAAACTGCGCTTATCATCTTAGAATGCGGACACATGGCGAGATCGATCTAGGGAATTGTCATCCCTATGAGGTCTTGAATAGGTCTGAGCATGGCGTCAATGTCTGGATGATGCATAATGGGATCTTGAGTACGGGAAACGCAAAAGACCCGAAAAAATCTGACACTTGGCACTATATTGTGGATTTCTTGCGCCCAATGTTAAAAGATAATCCCGCATTTCTATTTCACCCGTCTTTTTCGGAAATCGTTTCTAAGCATATCGGGAACGGGAATAAATTCGTTCTAATGGATGATTCGGGCAAGACTGTAACAATCAATAAAGCAGAGGGAGTTTATTGGGCGGGTCTGTGGTTATCCAATGAGTATGCGTGGAGTGTGTCTGATACTGTTTCTAATTCTTTTATAGATGATCCAGAGCTAGCCGCCGCCCAGGCGCAAGAAAAGCCCGTCTTAAAACCATTAAAGCCCGTCAATAGCTATTGGGCGGACAGCTATTATTCAGACTATGGGCAGTCTTACTATCAGGGATCTATTAAGACAGCGGATACTGATTATCTGGTAGAGGCTTATCTGGATGATTTTCTGGACATGGGTTATCGGGATGCCGGGAGCATATCTCTACATTCTGTGGATGGTTTTGCGAAGATCTACGGGATCGGGTCTTTTCTGGATATTGCGGATTTATTAGCTCACCATAACATCCCGGAGAGTGAGTTTATTAAAGCTGTTGAAGATCCAGAAACAGCTACTAAGTATTTCCCATTTCTTGAAATCGATAACGAATATGAGGTGTTTTAATGGATAAAAATAATTTGAGTATTGGCGTGTGTCTGGATGATCTGAATTTTCCCC